CATTGCGAGCCTCAAAATGGAATATGGTCGATGAGATTGAGTGCGAGCCTTTCGACGGGCGGGGGAGCAGGGGTGGCAACCTTGAACGCGTGCAGGGCTTGGAGAACCACAAACGTCTCTCCCAGTGCGACGCGAGCGAGCCTCTGGGCTTCCTGCTCCGCGATCTCTAAGGACGAATGAGCTACAGTCGGCGCCCGTCCATGGACATTCCAGACCATCCAGAAATCTCCAGTATCCAAGCTGTCGCCGCTGCTTTCGCGGGTCGGCATGCAATCGTCTCTCATATCCATTCGCTCCGCTCTTCTTGTGCTGCTTCTGTCATGAGGATGATCCGGTTAGGGAAGGTTGGTTCAAGCTTTCGAGGATCGCTTTGCCGATGAGGAACGGGATTTCAGGGACGACGCCGTTACCGCAGGCGTGCACTCGGTCCATCCAATTGGGAACATCATCATCCATTCCCAGAAACGCGGGTTCGGACGACCTACTTTCCCAGTCAATCGGGAAAGTGTCTCTCCTAGCCGGACTCCGCGAGAACTCGTTGATGCGCGCCTCAAGACTGTCTCTAAGGTGAACCTGGCTTTGAAATCCGTCGCGCACGGGGTAGGCAACAACCCAGACGCGATCTCGGATGTGATGGGCACCAACGGAACAAGCTGGTATGCAATGCCACTCTGCATCGTACCCGAGCGAGGCCAGGTCCCCGAGAACGTCGCCCAGCCCTCGATCAAGCAGCGCTGCGACGTTTTCCACGATGACGAACCTTGGTCGAAGTTCGCCAATAATTCTGACATACTCGCGCCATAGTCCCGACCGTTCGCCAGACAGTCCGGCACCTTTTCCTGCAAAGCTGATGTCCTGACAGGGGAACCCGCCGCAGATGACGTCAACAGCAATTCCGTCTGTTGCCAGGCTATCGGCTGTGAGCGTTCTAACGTCGTCGTAGCAGAGGACGGCTGGCCAGTGCTTTGCGAGGACGGCTCGGCAGTACGGTTCAATCTCGCAGAACGCGACGGTTTCGAATCCCCCTGTTCGTTCAAGGCCAAGAGAAAAACCTCCAATACCCGAAAACAAATCCAGCACGCGCAGCTTCATTTCATTTTCCCTTTGCTGCAGTAGGGGAGGGGAGACTTATGAGCTAGGATGATCCGGGCCATTGCGCCCTTGTCGGGAGATACAGCCCACAGAGCCGCCGCTAGCTCGATGACCTCAATCCCGCGCTCAAGAAACCATCCGGCTTCACGTCGAGAACCTACGGCCTCAACCTCGTCGTGATGTTTCCGACATAACGAAACGCACCAACGGTCAGATGCGCGCCGGCCAACGGAACGCTCCGCAGCAGCCGGGCCAACCTTGCTATGATGTGGGTCACAGCCAACTATTTGGCAGCCGGGAATGCAGCACGGCAGGGTGCGTATGGCTGCTAGATGAGCCTCGCTATTCCCCGGCCGCTTTTCGCGCTTCACTTTCGGCGCCATACGTTTTGCCTTTGCCCGTTCGGTTACGGTTGGTTTCCAGTTGCCGTAAATATGTTCGCGTGGAACTTGGCTTGCCATCACGCAGCCCTCAACGCTTTGGCGATCTGTTCGCGAGCGCCGTTGATCTGAGTCCGTGTCCGTTCATGCCGGACGTCTGTAGAGGCTGCTTTGAGAGCTGCGAGGGCGGATGCGAGGGCGAGCTTCATGTTTTCCGCTGCAAGCTTTTCTGCCCTGGCGTATTCGCCCTCCATCAATTCTTCAATGTGCTCTTTGATCTGGATGAGCCGGTCTATTGGGTCGGTCATGTTGCAGGCCTCTAAAGTCGCATTGATCGATAGGTGGCACTCTCTGAACGCCACGCCTCAATACGGAGTGCTGCCGCTTCCCTGAGAGCTTTCAACCGCTCGAAGTCTCCTGCCGCGGCAGCATCTTCCTCTATCGCTTCGATGTACCTGGCGCTCGTTCTGGCATCTGCTTGACGCTTATCGTTCGATGTCGCGTCGGAGAGCTTGAACTCCAATGCCTCTATGTGTTTCAGCATGTGCCCGGCACGGATGACGCGAGCCTTTGCATCACCGATTGCGCGGGCACCATCGCGGAGAAAATCCAACGCTTTCTCGACTTCTGGTTCAGTGACGATGCGAGGATGCGCGTTCATGGCTTGGCCTTGGGATTTGAAAATTATTCGGCGGCGATTTCGATTGTTGTTTCGGCCTGAAACGCAGCCATTTTGTCGTCGTATTCGAACGTCAGAAGCTCGGCCCAACGCGATGGAAGCGTGTCCCAGGTCTCCATATTCCGATCGCGGATTTCATCGAGTTCGACGCTATTCTTGGCGTTGCGAAGCTCGCCCATGATCTCGTTGAATACCTTGTCGGTGCCGTCTTTCTTTGCACTCGACGATGACTTGCGCTTCGGTGCTTCATCGAACGCTACGCCGTCCTCGATCTCCTCCTTGAGATAGAGGCCGCCTAGGACGTCAGCAGCGCCGTCACGACAGGCAAATCCACGAGCGCGCATCGCTAGCATCCGGGCCGGGTATTGCTTCCACGGCCCTGCTTTATCCTTTAGACCAGCCTTCTGTGCGTCTGCCGGTGAGAAGGTGCGGACGATCTTTTCGCCATCCGGCCGAGTCACTTCACAGTGCGCGATTTCGTCGGAAATCCACTCCTTGATCTTGAAGCCGCGCGACCAGAGCAAGCCAGGAAGAGCGTCACCCCAAAGCGTCGGACGGCCGTTGATGACGGCGATCTTGTTAAGTGAGAACATCGGCGGCAACCCGAGTTCCAGGCCCGTCATGATGGCGACGGTGATCTTTTCCGGCGTGTTCAAGTCGCGCGGGGCCAGTCCACTGAGACTGACGGCCTGAGCAAGGCGAAACACTTCCTCTATGGACTGCGGAACGATGCCCGCAATTGAGCCGCCCGATTTGAGCGCGACAACATTAGTGCCACTCATGACTGTTCCTCGTTGATCTCAGGGCTGCACATGGATTCCGCTTCTTGCTCGGCAGCGCGGAGCTTTCTCGCGATCGTTTCCAGTTCGATCTTTGCCCAGTCATCGAATTTGATATTCTCGGAGACGATTTCGATCATCTCAGCGAGAGCGATGACGTTGCCCTGTAGGCGGCCGAGGGCTTTCGGATATTCGGGGATAAACATGATCACCGGTTCTCCTGCTCTTTAGCGAGATTAGCGGCCTTACGAAGTGCGCTTACGACTTCGGCTTGGATGCGATTGTGGGCATCGTTCCAGGCGGCAATGTTGCAGAAGTTTATGCTTTCCCGTATGGCCTCCATGCACGGAGTAATCAGCCGACTATCGTTGCAAGCGACGTCGAGTGCTCCGAGCATGCAGTAGGCACCGCGCCCGTCCGAATAAGCACCTTGCACCCACTTACCTTCCGGCTCTATGAGATCAGCGGCTTTGGATAAGATTTCACTCGCTTGCATCTTCTGCCTCCGCTTGAGCTAGAGAGGTTTCGCCGCGTGCTTTCGCGAGAGCGGCACGAGCGGCCAACATCTTTCTTGCCCAATGTCGCGAGATCGGTCCGTCGTCGTCTCGGTCGGCGTCGATTGCTTCAAGCTGATCGTCGGAATATGGGTACTGAAGTGTAATCACGTACAGCGCCTCATAGAGATCAGGAGTCGCGCGATAGACACGGACGAGTTCTTTAACCTCGAAAGGCGTAATGCGCCCTGATTGCTCGTTCTTGGCGATGATCAGGATCGTGTCGAGTTCATCGTCATCCAAGTGACGCGTAAACTTCGTCTCTGTTGAGAGGACTTCAGACATTGGCCGTCTCCAATTCTTGAGGAAGGCCGTATTGGAGACGCAGCGCGCGGTATCTCGGCCCTGCGAGTTTCTGAGCCAGCATTGCTCTCTCGCGATCGATATATGACTCCGCGCTGGCGACAGCTTCGGCGCGGGTAGCAAATGCCAAGCCCATCAGCTGCTTCGTGCGCGTCGCATGGACGCCAATCTTCTGCGGGCCGTAGTCAACAACCGGCACGTACGGCAGGTCTTTCCAACGGCCCCGCTTGGCAGCAGACGGCTTACCGAAATTCGCGTTTGCCGCGGTCGTCGCGATTTCTGTTGAGAGGACTTCACTTGTCATCACACGGCCTCCCGCTCGAACTCACGTTCGGCAAGTGAAACGTGCCAGTCGTTCAACTCATCTTCGATCTGGCGTTCAAACCGCTTCTCGATCGTGTCGGCCAAAGCTCTGGCAATGAGGTCCGGGAGCGACGTCAGATGGTTGCGCTGCATCGGGACCTTGAGGTAGAGCGTCGTCTGTTTCAGGGGTCCGAACTGCGAACCGCCATCGATCCAAGCATCGAGTGTCAGCCCGACGACAACTCCGTCCTGATCGATCGAGGCGGTGCCGGAAAACATTCCGACCTCGGCGCCGTCGAGATCGACGCCGGTCTCTTCGAAATCAAAACCTATGACCCCATCGTCCTGCATCGGGTGCGCTCCTTCGATCCAAATTCGAAAATGACCCGCTGCCGGGTGGCTGGCTGAATTTCGATTGAAGCCCACCATTGGGCACCAACCGGCAGCGGGATCAGGCGAACGGTAGGAACCGCGTGGGAGGAAGGGGGTGGAGAAGGTCCCAGGTGCGTCGCTGATGACCATGAAGTTAATTCATGCGCCGTGAACTGGTCAAGACAAAAATTCATGCGTCATGAATTTTAATGTGCACGGCAAAAATGCCACGCGGCATGAAAAATCATCGTGCGCCAGGAATTTTTATCAAGGTTGACGAGCCGCGCGGCAGCGGGTGGCAGCGATAGTCGCGGCCCAAATAAGCAAAGCAAACAATGAGGATAAGCGTGTGCGATCAGACACGGCCGGGTGGCCGCGCCGCCGCAAATCAAAGGCTATTTAATCGAATTGTCGGCCGCAAATTGAGTTTCGAGAAATCTAATTTGCTGACTGTTCCCGGAGCTGCCGGATGGCATCGATAGTGTTCGCGGTCTCGCGACGGAGGGACGATGTATCCCCGCGGAAGATCCAATCCAGGGTCAAGCGGTACGTGTCGCAGAGCGCGTTCGCCCGCTCCATGTCAGGTGCGTTCTTCCCGTTCTCGTACTGATTGTAGGTGTTGGCGGCGATGCCAGCCTTCTTTGCGAATGTACTCTGGTCGTACCCCAACGCCTGACGTGTCAGCGTCAAACGGTACGCAATTCCTTCTTTGCCACGATCCACGAACAGATCACTCCACGATACGCCCGCCGTAGGCGCGAGTGTCTTCGTGGTCTTGGTTGCGCGCTTTCCGGCCATGGAAATCGCTTAGTCCCGATTTGGGACGGTGGAAAGATACGCCAGAAGTGGGGGGATGAGTTGACAGAATTCATGAAGCATGAAAATAATTCACGGATGAACGGACAGCGCATCTCGTCTATACGCGAACTTGTCGGTGCCTTCGGTGGGACGGGAAAGCTCGCTGACTTCCTTAAAGTGGTTCCGAGTGCCGTCAGTAATTGGCTGGCGCAAAAGGAAATTCCGCGCGGCTATCACCTCGATATCTATCTCGAGTGCGAGCGCCGCGGCTGGAAGATCGACAAAGAAAAAGTCTTCGGAATAACGGACGACAAAACTCGCCACCCTAGGCGGCGGGCGTGTCAGCCCGCGCTCTGAGTAGAGCTTCACTCGCGTTTTTCAAGTCCTAGTCGCGTTTGCGTACCTGGCCCTCTGCCGCCGGGCGATCGCGTGTTGCCAAGGTGATCGGCTCCGAAAGGACCGTAGGCCTACTCCTGGCCGTTGACGCCTAAAGCAATGAGGGAACGCGATCGCCCGCCGTGAGTGCGTCATCCACTCGTGTGCGTTTCATCATCTTCTTAAAATGAGGATCAGAATGACTGAAATTGCAAAGGAAGCGCTGGAGTTAGCGGTGCGCGCCGGAAACCCCGGCGAACAACCTGAAATAACCGCCCGTCGCGCGCGAGTCTTTTACGAGTTCATTCGTGCCCCGGCCGGCGCGAGCGTCCAGAACGGCGCAACCGCCTCGAGCTACGTGCCGATAGGCAGTGGTCTGCCGACAAGCGGTGCCATCCTGTCCGACAAATATCCGCATTCAATGACCTGAACCAAATTTCGCGGTCTGAGAGCACGGCGCCACGGCTTGGCACTCATCGTCTTAGGGCCCTCAGGGTAACGGCACCGGGCCGCCGCGGAAACGAAAAGAGCCCGCTTCGGGCAAAGAAGCAGGCTCAGATATTCAAGATTATGAGGCAACAAATGACGGAACAAGCACTACAGGAAATGCCAGCAGAAGTCAACAATCCGGGCGCTTCGTTTGAGCAATTGAAGGCGATTGGCGCGCTCCCGATATCGGCCACGGCAAAATATATCGGGACAATCATAGCGTCGACCGGCGCGCGTTCAGTTGCCGACATTTGCTCGGTCACTGGGTTGCCGAAATCAACCGTCTACCGAGCGCAAAAAGAGTTTGCCGAGCACGCGTCCGACCTCATTCTCACCGTTCTCACCGTTCTCACTATTCCCACTGTTCTCACCAGTGAGATTCCCACAATTCCCACTGATGAGAAAATAACGGAAAAAACCGTCTCACTCGTCTCACCAGTGAGAATTTCAGAGCCCGAGCCTTCGTGCGCCCGAGATATAACTACACGCCCGACTAAAGAACTTCCTTCGGAAGTAGTTATTTTAAATAATATACCCCCCAACCCCCCAAAACGAAAACCGAAGTCAGAATTCGGACGAACGCAAGCCCTGGAAGCGTTCCACGCCTACAACGACGCGGCATTGATCGCCGCCATCCCGCAAGCCTCGCGCATGACGCCGGACCGCGAGCGAAAGATCATCGCCCGGCTGAAGGAATTTGGCCTCGAAGGCTGGCACCGCGCCCTTGAAAACATCAAATCGTCGCCCTTCCTCAAGGGCGAAGGCGGCAACGGCAAATGGCGGGCAAGCCTCGATTTCCTGTTGCAGGCGTCGTCGTTCGCGAAGGTTCATGACGGCGCCTACAGCGCCAACCCGAAGCCTGCCGCGGCGGCAATGTCCGCGCTTCTGAAACCGCGCCCACGCATCAAATCCGAGGATGAAATTTATCAGGAAAATATCGCCTGGGCGAAATCACAGGGGTTGCTCGATGAACACGTCCACTGAGCAGATGACGCCCGAGCGGGCGGACTGGAACGCACGCTGTTTCGTCAACGGCATGAAGCGCCACGGCGTAACCGGGAAAATGGAACCGGCGTCGGGCGAGTTCTCATCGCATTTCCTGCGGCATCCGTGGGTGCGGGACGCGGTGGCCGAAGGGTGGGGCAAGGAGCTTCGCGGCCACCTGATTTTGGCGGTCAAGCGACGGATCATGATGGGGCAGTCTCACAACGATATTGATGCGCTGATGCCGCCGAAAGAATGGGTCGATTACGCCAAACAGCAGGCAGCGCGCTACGCGGAGGCTGCGGAATTTCAGAAAGCCAACATGCCGGGCGGTGACATGTCGGGATGGCTGTCGCGGCTCATGGAAAGCAACCTCAAGCGCGATGGGAAGATTGCGGCATGAGCAAACCGAGGATGATGGATATCTCCGACATCGAAGCGTTGGCCTGGACCACGCGCACGGCCGGATTGGACCCGAACAAGTTCACGGAAAGCAAGAAGATGATCACCAAGGCCAAGCAACCGCGCGGCATTCGCTATTCAATTCAAGCCGAGGTCACGCTTCCAAAACTCAAGTTTTTGGACGGGGACGATTCATGAGCAACGTCGTCGAACATCGAAAGCTCATAGCCAGGGAGGTCGCATGACGGTCATTGCGTGGGACGGCAACATGCTGGCGGCGGACAAACAGACGACGTTCGGACACGAGCGCGGTTTATTCCCAACTCGGAAAATCTTGGAGAAGAACGGTAGACTTTATGGCTGTGCCGGTATGGCTGGGATGCTTGAGCCGTGGGCGGAGTGGTTCGACAAGGGACGCGCTCGCGCAGACATGCCAGCGTGCGACGGAGAATGGTCGATGCTCGTTATTGAGGCGGACGGCCGCGCGCTGCTCCTGAGCGGGAAAACACCGTACCCGGTCGAGGTGAGTGCGCCCTTCGCGATTGGTGATGGCGGTGATTTTGCGCTTGGCGCGATGCATGCCAACGCGACGGCACGTGATGCGGTGGTGATCACCTCGCGGCTGTGTGTTTCCTGCGGCAACGGCATCGACGTTCTGTTCCCCGTTTTGAAAGAGTCGCAGAAGGAAGCAAATCCGGCACTATTCGGAGTTGAAAGGTCATGAACGTCAAAACCTACGCCACGCAACTCGCGGCACAACTTCGCGAAATCGAAACAATCCAGGAGGCGGTAAAGGATATCGTCGCCTCTGCAAAAGACGCCGGGATAAATCCGCGCGTGCTGCGCAAGGTTGCCCGTGAGATGTGCATGGATTCCGACAAGCGCGCCAAGCTTTACGACGATGAAGATCAGCTTTCATTGTTTCGAACTGAAGTCGGGTTGACGGAACGCTATGCGGAGGCCGCTGAATGACCACGATCATCGCAGTTCTCATCCTCGTACCAGCTCTTACCTTTGGAGCATATACGGCCTGGTTGTGGATCAGAGACGCTATTGCAAATTCGAAACGTGAGACGGGAGGTAAGCTATGAGCAAGTTGCTCGATGTGCTTGAGAGGATTGCGGCCGCGCTCGAAGCGCAGAACGCTAAGAGCAATTGGCCTGACCACGATGCCATGCGCGCAAAGGAGCGCAAGCGTCGCCGCTTAATCCTTGCGGCCGAAAACGACAAACGCTTCCCTAGCCTTATTGACGAAATGAGGTCCGAGAAATTCCGCGAAATACCATTGGATGACGACGTTTTGGAATGGCTCGCCGATGATTGCGGTGATGCCGTGGCGGTTCTCAGATACCTCGTTAACAACGTCAAACAGGCGAAGGTTATTGCGACGCTCGATGCCGAGGATGCGAAACGAGAGCTTAGAAAGATCGAGGAGCGCTTACTGTCCGAGGCGAAAGATTACGCGTCCGGCCTTTTGAAATCGGCGCTCGCCAAAAAGGACGGCGCATGAGCGGCGGCCATGTCATCAAGATCGGCAAGGGTGCGCGGATCAAAAACGGCAAGATCGAGCTACGGCCCATCTACAGGGATGCGAGTGCTGCGATCAGAGCCAAATCATCGAAGAAGATTCGCGTGAGAAGGAAGGCACCTTGATCACATCGGAAAGACTTCGCGAGCTTCTTGATTATAATCCTGAGACGGGGGTTTTTACTCGGAAAGTCGCGACGGCACAATGCATGAAAGTCGGGGATATTGCTGGCTCGATGATGAGCCACGGGTATCGTCGAATATGCATCGATAATCGTGTTTATCTCGCGCACCGTCTAGCATGGCTCTACATGACCGGAGAATGGCCGAAGCATCAAATAGACCACATAAACGGTAATAAGAACGATAATCGGCATGTCAATCTTCGTGAAGCGACGAATTCCGAAAACATGCGAAATACCGGCAAGAGATCCGATAATTCATCAGGTTTCAAAGGTGTTTATTGGAATTCCGAAAAGATGCGATGGAGCGCCCAGATTTCCTACAACGGAAGACATAAAAGTCTTGGCACGTTTGATACTGCCGAGGAAGCACACGTAGCTTATCGCTCTGCATCCGAAAAACTTCACGGGCAGTTTGCGAGGGCGGAATGATCTGGTATGCAATAAGATGCACATCAGGACGCGAGCTGACGCTTGCTGGCCGCCACGATGAGGACGGCGTATGGCTTCCTGGATTGCTTGAGAAACGCGGCTATCAGGTGTTCTGCCCGACTGAGGTCAAGTTCCGAAAGGCGATCCGAAATGGGCGGCGCGTCGCTATCCCGCGTCTCTACAGTATGTTCTGCGGTTACATCTTCGTCGGCGGGAACTTCTCTTGGCTGCACCTCATGGCCGAGAACTACGTGCACGGCGTCGTGGGATCCTCGGATGCGTCGGGCAACCGCCGTCCAGCACCAATCTCGGAATCAGAAATGGAAAAGCTCCGATCGATGTCAGGAGGACTTGTGCCGCATCGGAGGTCGGTGAACACTCATCGCGCGTTCCGCGTCGGGGAATCCGCAGCGATTGCAGTGGGGCCGTTTGCGCATCAGGTCGTGACGATCGCCAACCTGCACGGGTCAAAGGCGCGGGTGTTCCTGAATCTTTTCAACGTCACACGAGAAGTCGAAGTGGACCTCGACATGCTGGATGTCGCATAAAAAAGGCGGCCCCGAAGAGCCGCCCTGAGTGATCTTGTTTTTTTCGTGGGCTCACGAAAATTACGCTCTAAGAGCAATGCGCAACTGTTTCCCGTGCCGCGTGACTGTCAACTGATCCTCGACTTCGTGCCGCCGCCTGGTTGCCGCGCCTTCGTCAATCCCGAGCAACTGAGCAAGTTCCCGATGACTGGCAACCGAGCCGCCGTTTCGTTCGAGAGCTTTCAAAACCGGATGCGTCCTGAGTTCGACAACGCCTTTCGGCAACTCGCGCGGCTTGCGTCCTTTCGGTGGTTCATCGTCCGGCAACTCAGCGAAGAAAGACGTTTGCTGGGTGTCGGCAACTGAGCAATCGTTCGCGACGGCAACCAAAACCGGACGCTTGCCCTGCCGAAACGCAAAACCGAGCGAGACGATTGAGCCGAGCTCATAGAACAAGCAATTGAGCAGTGGTTCGAGCAGCACATACATCGCTTGCGCTTTTGCTTTGTTGACGCCGAAGAGGGCGGCCATTTCCGCCATGCGTTCGGCCTTGGCATTGACCGGCTTCTTCGGTCCGAGGGCGGCAATCTCTTTCTCAAGCTGCGAGATGACGATCGCTACGTCCTTGGAGTTGCGCTGCCAGTCCCGGCAGTTACGGCCGCAGCCGCGGCGTCCGGTTTCCTTCTGCACCTGAGCGTCGGCATAGGCCTTGCGAGCCCGGGCCTGTTCCAGGTCGGCCGTCTTATCGGCAATGGCTTTGTTGGCCGCCTCTGCCGACAGTGCGTTTTCTTCGAACGTGGTCGCCTGACGCCCGATGCTGTTGGCGACGACGAGGCCTGTGCCGCCGATAAAGAGCACGAGGAAGCCCAACGCTGCCAACGGGTTTCTGAAACCCGCTTCGGCGAGGAGATGGCCGGCCGCAGTGGTTCCGAATACCGCAAGCACGGTCAGGACGTGATAGGACGTCCATTCCCACGGCTTGAGCAAGGCAGGGCCGAGCAGGATCGTGAGAGCGCCGCCGGTAAATGCGGCTCCAGCCACAAGAGCGAGAGCGCGTCCTTTGATGGATGTGCTCATTGCCCGATGCTCCCTTTCACAGAAGCTTCCATCGTGTGAATGAGACAGACAACACCGAGGAAAACCACGGGAGCAGCGATGACGAGGATTGGGATTAGGTTTAAGTAGTTCATGGGTCTTGGCCTTTCGTATGAAGGTTTGAGATCAAGAGCCTCGCCGCGGTGTCCGCCGTTGCGGGGCTCGAATAATATAGTGGCTTAAAGTTGACCAAAAGTCAATGCGGGTGCGACCAGATATTGACTTTTGGATAATATTATGAGAGACGTGTTAAATGAGTAACGGTCTCAAACGTCTCCGCAGCCTCCTCGGCTCGCAGGCTCACATTGCTCAAGCTCTCGGGATGACGGCCGCACATGTTTCGCGGATCGCCAACGGCGCGCGCGCCGAGCCGGAATATCTGACAGCCATTGCGGAGTTGCTCGAGGCGCTGCCGCCGAAAGACTGGCCCAAGAGGTGGAAATGACCACGAGCGTTCCAACGGCAAGTCCGCCGGATGATTTCACACCCTGGATGGACCCATACAATTTGAGAAAGGACATCAAACAGTGGCCTTACTCTTACAAAGTCGTAGAGATTTGGCGGCCGGGGTGCACGGAATTGCGATCAGTCGACCCGAACGACATCCATCCGATGACAAACGTGCAAAATTGGTACTGGCGACCGGTAATGTAACTATTGACACAACCCGCGAATAAGCTGATTGAGAATCAAACCCATCGTGCGTCTCGGGCTTTTCACGCCATGTTCCGTTAGGTAGGCCAGGCCCACCCTCGCTGAAAAACTGAATTCAGCTCAAGCCGGTAATGCCCCCAAAGCGGGGTTTTTTTCATATGTGTGCGGCTCTCGCGAAAGCGATCCGCGTCTTGTCCTGTTCTCTGCCGGTGTGACTTCTCTAGCTTTGCCTAGGGCGGGTTTGAGCATCGGTGGGGGATGGACGCAGGATTCGAACCCCCGCCGCCGCGATTGCGCCACAGCCGGATTGCGCCGAACCCCCGTTTCGCGCGCCGGTTCTCCTCTCCTGATGAGACGCAGCGGCGGGGTCTTTTCTCACACCCGGAATTAATCCATCCTGGGAGGACCCCATGACCCTTTGGCAGCTTGTCAAAGCGATCCCGCGTGGCATCGCCTTCGTGATCGTCGGCGTCGGTGCGTTCCTGGGCACCCAGTGGCGGCAGTACACGCCGTTCGGGCAGATGCTTTGGGTCTTCGCGCTCTTCGCCATCGGCGTGGACTCGGGAATTTCTTATGAGTTCGGCACCACGCTCTCCTACCTGCACGCGGTAGGCTTTGGGCTCGTGGCAATGGCGTTCTGCATTCTCCCTGATGTTGCCGCTATGGAATGGCGCAAGGGCAACAAGCCAGCGGCCGGCTGGATCGTCGTCGGCTGCATCCCGCTCGGTTGCGTCGCGCTCCTGACCCACGTCGGCTATTCGGCCTCGATCCGGGTTGGCGACATGCAGCAATCGGACGTCTCCAACGTCAAGTATGAGGACACGCGCGCCGCGGTGACGGACGCGGAAGGAAAAATCAAGTTCTTCACTGACCGCATCGCCGCCCTCAAAGACGCGAACCCATGGATTACGTCCGTCTCCGCCGACGGCCTTAAAGCGCAAGAGCCCGCGCTCGAAGAGGCTATCACCCAAGAAACGCACCGCGGCGGGTGTGGACCCAAGTGCCTCGCCCTCAAGAAACAGCTTGCCGACGTAATGGAACGCGCCGGCAAGGCGGAAGAGCTGTCCAAGCACGAAACCATGCTGCTCGCTGCTCAGAAAGGGCTTGAGAAAGCCCGGACTGCTGCGAAGGCTGCGACCTACGTCTCATCGACCGCGGTCAACCACACCGACACCTTGTTCAAAGCTCTAAGCCTCGTGCGCTTCCAGCCCGTTGAGAACGTCACGGTGATGGAACGAGACGCAACGAACACCGGCATCATGGGTATCAGTTCGGTGGCGTTCCTGCTCTTGGCGCCGATGTTTTATGTGGCGGCAGGACTTAATCGCCGGCCGGGCGTTCTCGATGCCTGGATTTACGGCGAGAAGGACGAAACCGCGCCCGAGATCGCCAAAGCTCCCATCCCGCTTCACGATGACCGCTCGACCTACGTCAAGCTCGTGGAAGGCGATAAGGCGGACGATGTTCGAGCGATTATCGAACGTTTGAAAGCCGCGCTTCCGAAACCGCAATATCTTGAGGCCGCATGACACCCGACGACATCAAAGCAGCTGCGGGAAATCTCAACGACCTTGAGAGAATCCCGCAAATCGTCAAGGACATTGAAACGGGTTCTCCGATCACCGTCACGGTCGGAGCTTCAAACCTCAATATCCAGCCGCTACAGGCTCCGGAAATCCGTCAAGCCATAACGGCTTATCTCTCTGGTCTCGCATCGGAGGCCCGGTCGCGCCTCGCTGGTCTTGGGATTGAGCAAAGCGACTTCGACAAGACGCTCGCGCAGCTTGACGCCGAGGCTCAACCCAACGGGGTGCCGAATTGAGCGACCTAACGGCTGAAGAGTTCGATACCGCGTTGCAAACCATCCTGCCCATACTCGCCAGGAAGGGCATTCCGAACCCGACCGACAAGCTTCTCGTTCCGTTGGTCAAGGCACACCTGCCGGAAGATAAGCGGACTGGAGTCGATGCGCTCGTGGCGCGCGGTGCAGTCGCTTGGCCTTCGGCCGTGAGACAAACGAAGGCTAGCGCGTAATGACAAAACCTAAGGCTGCTGCTGCAACTGCAAGAGCAGTTCCAAAACAGCTGACACCGTTTAAGCCGGGACAGTCAGGCAACCCGGCAGGACGGCCCAAGGGTTCGCGCAACAAGCTCGGGGAAGATTTCCTGAACGCGCTACAGGCCGATTTCAGCGCGCACGGAGTCAAAGCAATCGAAACGGTACGCGAAGAGCGGCCACATGAATACCTCAAGGTCATTGCCGGAATCTTGCCGAAGGAGCTGAACGTCAAGACCTCAAGCGTCGAGGAACTCAGTGATGATGAGCTTGCAGCTGGAATCGCAGCTCTCCAATCCATCCTTACTGCTCAAGCAGTTCGAGAAGGAAGCGAAAAGGCGTCGCGACACTAATCAGCTCAGACACTATGCGCCCTACGCGAAACAGAAAGAGTTTCACGCCGCGGGCAGAGAAATAAACGAACGCCTGTTTATGGCCGGCAACCAGCTCGGAAAGACGAAAGCCGGCGGTGGCGAATGGGCCATGCACCTGACCGGCCGTTATCCCGATTGGTGGGAAGGCGCGACGTTTTCTAAGCCCGTCATCCTTTGGGCCTCGGGCGTGACGGGTGAGTCCACGCGGGATAACCCGCAACGCATTCTGATCGGCAACCCTCCGAGAGAGGAAGAATGGGGCACTGGCATGGTGCCGAAGGAGTGCTTGGTCGATTACGACCGGGCGATGGGCGTGCCGAACCTCTTGGACAACTACATCGTCAAGTGGGGGGGCGGTGGCGACGTTCAGGCCGGGGAATCAATCGTCTACTTCAAGGCCTATGAAAAAGGTCGCGAGAAGTGGCAAGGCCCGACGATCGACGGGGTTTGGTTCGACGAAGAACCACCGCTCCCGATCTACACCGAAGGCCTAACGCGAACGAACAACGGCCAGCGCGGTCAGTTCTCGATTATCACATTCACGCCGCTGCTCGGCATGTCGGAAGTGGTTTCTCTTTTCCTGTTGGGAGATAAATGACCCGCTCTGTTACGGTGATGACGATCGATGACGTCGATCATTACTCGGCAGAGCAGAAAGCCTCGATCATTGCCTCATACCCGCCGCACGAACGCGAGGCGCGGGCCAAAGGCATTCCGACGATGGGCTCAGGCCGGATATTCCCGGTTGAGGAATCATCCATCACCATTTCTCCGATGCACATCCCAGACCACTGGGCGCAGATCAATGGCCTCGACTTTGGATATGACCATCCCTTTGCAGCCGTAAACGTGGCGTGGGATCGGGATGCGGACGCCATATACGTCTGCAAATGTCATCGCGTGCGCCAAGAAACGCCGACGCTGCACGCACCATCGGTCAAGCCCTGGGGAGATTGGATACCCTGCGCCTGGCCACATGACGGCTACCAACACGATAAGGGCGGCTCGGGAGAGCAGCTAAAGGCCCAGTACGCGGCACAAGGGCTGAGCATGCTGCCGGAGCACGCGACCCATGCCGAAGGCGGCAACGGGGTCGAGGCTGGCCTTATGGAAATGCTCGATCGCATGCAGACCGGACGCTTCAAGGTGTTCTCGAACCTCAACGATTGGTTTGAGGAATTCCGGCTCTATCATCGGCTGGACGGCAAAATCGTAAAGGAACGTGACGACCTGATGAGCGCCACAAGATACGCCGTGATGATGCTGCGCTTTGCGGCAACGAAGCCAAGAACGCATGAGCGCCGCCGCGCCAACATCGGACATCTCTCTTGAGCAGCAAGACGGACGATACCGCGTCATCCGATCCCATGGACGAAGACGAACTCCGTCGGCAGATGGCGGACGTTTACGCGCACGTGAATTCGGAACTCGACGCCGAAAAAGTACCGGATTGGAAAAGAACAATGGAGCTGCGCTATCGCATGGCTAAACGTCTCGGCCCCGCGCTTCTTTCTCAATTGGCAGTCTTGGCTAAGGGCCGCGCTTGATGGCCGACGATAAGAATTCAACTGGCATGGATGATGATGAACTCGTAGCGATCCTCCGGGCTGAGGAAGCCGACGCAACGTCGTTCTATACGTCCGAGCTTGCAACGGCTCAGTCCGAGGCCATGGATCGCTATTACGGCGCGCCTTACGGCAATGAAGTCGAGGGCCGGTCGAAGATCACGACGCACGACATCGAGGACACCATCAACTGGATGATGCCCGATTTGATGCGGGTGTTCATGAACGGCGACGATCTTGTCACCTGCACGCCGAACGCGCCGGAAGACGAAGGCAACACGGATTGCGCCGCGCAATATCTCGAACACGTCCTGTTCGAGGATAACCCCGGCGCCGTCATCATTCACGACTTTGCTTTTGACGGCTTGCTGCAACGGCTCGGCGTCGTCTCCGTCATGTGGCAGGACCCGAAGCCGAAGCCACCGGAAATCCTCGAGGGCGTCAGCGTCGAACAGCTGATGAAAATCCAGGCCGACCCGGAATACGAAATTCTCGAACAGGACGAGACCAGCCAGTCGATCGAGCCCCCCGAGCAGGATCAGAGTTACAGCGCTCCCCAGCCTCCGCAACAGACCCAGCAGGCCCAGCCTCCCGGCCCTCCGGGGCAGCCGCCGCAGGCTCAGCTTCCGCCGCCGCAACCGACGCCGCTCATTCCGATCACGCTGCCGACTTTTACGCTCAAAGTCAGGCATACGCCGAAGATGGGCCGCGTCCACATCGAAAACGTACCTCCCGAGGAGATTGCACTCTCACGCCGGGCCCGGGCATTTCCGAGCCAACAGCGTGGCACCTCGATCTCGGCCGGTTACGTGCGGCGCAAACAGGAACGCTTTCTCGGGGATGTGAAGAAAGAGTTCCCCGATTGGGACGGGGATATTGCCGACGGCTCGGCGCTCGCCGGCCAGAACTCGCAGGACATGGACAATGATCCGCGCGTCCTGTCCCGTTTTCAGAATGAATCGGTGTCGCTTGGCACTGAGGTCACCAACTCCCAACATCGAAAGAAGGTCGATCTTCTAACCGAGTACCTGTGGATCGATTACGATGGTGATGGCTCGGTTGAACTGAGGCGCATCATACGCGTCGAGAACTCGGTTCTGGAAAACGTTGCCGTCGACGACTGCGAATTCAAGACTTGGTCTCCGATCCGTGTCGCACATAAGGCCATTGGCCGGTCTGTAGCCGACACCATCATAGACCTGCAGAGAATCCGCACGACGATGATGCGGCTGATGCTCGACAGCCTGTCGCAGAGCTTGATTCCGCGCACCATCCTCAACTCGCAAATGTCGGATGAGGACACGGTTGACGATCTGCTCGATGCCGAAATCGGCGGCGTCGTCAAAGTCAAGGGCGACGTTCGCGCGGCAATAGCGCCGCTGGTTGCGCATGACGTCAGCCCTCAAGCTCTAACCGCGCTCGAATACGTCGACCAGAAATCGGAGCAGCAGTCCGGCGTTACCCGCCACGCTCAAGGGATCGCACCGGACGCGATCACTAAGACGGCGGCTGGCATCGAGAACCTGCAGGCAGCCGCAGGCGAGCGCATCGAACTCGTCGCCCGTTGGCTTGGACTGGCGCTCGAAGACGTTCTGAAGCGCGCCTTACAGCTCATCGTCCAGCATCAGGACCGGCCTCGCTGGGTCAAGATCAAGGGCAAGCCGCTCATCGTCGATCCGCGGACGTGGTCGGATGAAATGGGCGTCAAGGTCCACGTCGGCATGGGCGGCTCGAACCGCCAGACGCAGATGATGAACCTGATGGCGATCGCCGCCAAGCAAGAGCAGGCGATCCAGGTCGGCGGCCCGCAGAACCCGGTTTGCGACGTGACGCACCTGATCAACACCTATTCCCGCGCCACGGAAGTGATGGGCTTCAAAGACCCGACGAAGTTCTGGAACACGCCCGATAAAGCGCAACAGATGCTCGCGGCGGCCGCCGCCAAACCTCCGCCGCCAGATCCCAAAATGCTCGCCGTGCAGCAGGATGGGCAGATCCAGCAGGCCCGTCTACAGATGGACGGCCAGCATAAGCAAGCCGAATTGCAGCAGAAAGGGCAAGCGACACAATCGGATATCGCGCTCAAGGCCCAGCAGCAGCAGGCCGAAGCGGAATTAGCTCAACGCCAGCAGCAGGCCGAGGCCGCGCTCGCGGTGCGCCAGCAGCAGTTCAACGAACAATTGGCTCTGCAAGAGCAGGCGTTCAATCAGCGCCTCGCTGCGCAGCAGGCCGAGTTCGATCAGAGGATGGCTGAAAAGTCCGCCGACCACGCGCACCAAGTGGCGTTGAAGAAAGCTTCCGCGGTCAACGGCAAGAAGCCGACTGTCGGCCGTGAAATCGAGTTCGGAGGCAATACGGGATGAGAAAACCTCCGAGCGACGACGACAAGATCGTCAAGCTCAAGGCCCACGTCGACGCCGCGGAAACCATGCGGCAGATCATGGATCACCCTGCTTATGCGGGGTTTTTTAACGCCTATGAGCAGGCGCTTGCCGACAAGATGCTGACCGCGCCGGTACTTGACGATGATGCGCGCCGCTCGGCCGCGATTGAACTGCAGATCCTGAAGAAATTCCGCCGCCACCTTGCCGACGTTGCGCAACGCGGCGAGCGCGCCAAAACAAAACTCGAAGAGTTGGAGAAAAAGACCAATGCCGGATGATCTCATCCAGACTCCATTGCAGAACGACGGCTCGTATGAAGATGCCGTGGCCTCTATGCCCGATCTTCTGGCCGATGATCCGAAAGATTTCGACCTCGCCACGGGACGGCCGATCACGCCGCGCGCCGATGACGGCAAGTTCAAGGGCAAAGAGCAGCCAGCCGATGCCGAGGAAAGCGCTGAGGCCAAAGAGGCAGACGGCAAAGAGAAGCCCGAAGCCAAGACCGCGGCAAACCCCGAAGAGCCCGAAGATGACGGCGATTATGTCGAACTTCCACCCGAGAAAGAGGGCGAGGAGCCCGTCCGGCACAAGCTCGATGAAATCGTCGAAGGATGGCAGAAGGCCAAGACGCTAGAGACCGAACTCGCGGAGGCCAAGAAGGCTCAAACCCAACAGCCTCTCCCGCAAGAGATCGAGACGCACGTCGTTGAATTGCAGAAGGAACGCGCAGCGACCGTCAAGGCGATGAAGGAATGGCAGGCGCTCAATCAGCCCCGTCAGCCCAATATCAATCTGACGAACCCGCAGCATCCCGATTACAACCCAGAATTATTCCACAGTCAGGTGCAGGTCTATCAGAGGCAGCTGGCGTGGCAGAAGGACGTAGCAACGCGTATCGAGGAAGCCGAGACCCAGACGAAATCCGAGCAGGAGGCCCTTCGCGCATCGAGGATCGCGCGTGAATCGGCAGAGCTTCGGAAGTTCTGGCCGGAAGTTCTCGACGATCCCAATGCGCGGACGGCAACGAAAAAGGCGCTCTTCGATCACTACAAGATCGATGATGCGATGCTCGATTCCGATCTGACGCTCGACCACAGAATTTATGCGCTGGCCAAAGACGCACTCGCCTACAGGGCGTTGCAGGGCAAGCAGGCCGACGCGGTGAGAGCCGTCAAGGCGAAGCCCAAGCTGATCCAGGGCCACGCGCGCGCCACGCCATCAAACCCGAAAGTCCAGAAGCAGTCTCAGGCCTTCACACGCCTTGCCCAGTCGGGAAGCGTGGAAGATGCCGCCGACGCTCTTGAGGGCTTTCTCTGAAACCCTTTCCAGGATCTTAAGCCATGACTGTCCCTTCCAATACGACCCAGACCTTTCAGATGTCTGGCATCCGCGAGCAATTGTCGGATGTCATCATCAACATCGCGCCCATGGACACTCCGATGTTCACGGGGATCAAGAAAGGCACGGCCACGACGCGCACGCCCGAATGGATGCGCGATACGCTGGATAAACCGAACCCATCCAACGTCGTCGTTGAAGGCGCCGACGCGACCAACCTTTCTGCGGTCGACCCGGACCGGCTGAAGAACATCACGCAGCTGTTCGAAAAGACCGTGCAGGTTTCATCGACGGCGCAGGCCGTCAAGGCCGCTGGCCGGTCGGATGAGCTTAAGTACCAGGTCGCCAAGCGCGGCAAGGAGATTAAGCGCGACGTCGAAATGCGCATTACGGGCAACTGGGCGTCGGTTCTCGGCAATTCCACGACGGGAGGGCAGGCCGCCGGCTTTGAATCCTGGATCGTCACCAACGCTTCGCGCGGTTCGGGTGGCGCTGCCGGTGGCTTCTCTGCCGGTATCGTCTCGGCAGCAACGGATGGCACGGGCCGTGCTTTCACGGAAGCGTTGCTCAAGTCGACCATCCAGTCATGCTGGAACAATGGCGGCGACATCTCGCAGATTCATCTCTGCGGCGATCATAAGCAGCAGGCCTCGGCCTTCTCCGGCATTGCGACGCAGTACCGGCAGAACGACGGCACGAAGGACGCGACCATCCTCGGCGCCGCTGGTATCTATGTGTCCGACTTTGGCACGCATAAGCTGTTGGCCAACCGCTTCATCGGTTCGGGCACCGGCCGCACGCTCGATACCGAAACGGGCCTTGCTCTTGGTGCTTCGGTGCGCTCGGCGCTGCTCGTCGATCCGTCGAAGTGGAAATTGGTATTCCTGCAGCCCTTCAAGACGACGCCGCTGGCGAAGACCGGCCACTCGGACCGGCGCATGCTCTTTGCCGAGTTGACGCTCGAATGCCTCGAAGAGCGCGGCTCCGGCGTTGTGGCCGATCTCAACTGATGCAGTTGAAACGCGTGAGAATAACCGCCCGCGAGGTCCATGACGGACTTGGCGGGCGGTACTTTATGGGCGAAGCGCCGACGCTTCCGGCCGATATCGCGGTGATCATCGTCTCCCGCAATATGGCGGTCTACGAGGAAGATGTGGAGCCGCCGGAGGAATCCGGAAGCCTCGCGTCCGAGGCATCGGAAATCCCTGCCAGAAAGAAACGAGAGAGGCGGAAATGAAACGCCTCCTCGACTACGATCCCGTGACCGGCATCCGGGAAGTGTTTGAAGCGACTGACGACGGGTTCCAGGTTCACTACTCGCAAGACGTCGAAGGCATCATCGAAGCCAACAAGCGGGCTCAGAACGATGCGCCGGACAGAATGGGCGAGTTCGTGCACGCGGCAGACATCCCGATCCTCATTCAGATGAAATGGATGATCGAGCACGGCGTCGACATCTACAACCCGGACCATACGCCGGGGATCATTCGGCTTCTGAATGACCCGGATTACCGCTACCTCAAGGTTAGGAAAATCATCCTATGACAGTGGTGAATCTCTACGCCCTGACCGCGGACGGGCGCAATGTTCCCGTGCGCGCCGACGCGGCCGGGAACATCGCAGGCGGCGGTTCGCTGGGCTCAGCGCAGTCCGGACAGCCATGGAACTACGCGGCTGCATCGGGCGGCATAACCGACACGAGCGACGTGACGCTCGCTCCGGCGCAAGGCGTAGGCAAGTCGGCGTATCTGACCAGTCTCCAGGTCATGAACTCATCCGCGACGGCGACGGAGGTCGTCATCAAGGACGGTTCGACGGTGATTTGGCGGGCCAAGTTCGGCGCGTCGATGATCCAGCCTGTCTCGGTCCCGCTCAACCTCGCATCATCTCCGAATACGGCTCTCAAGGCCGCGTGCATTACCTCGGGGTCCGCGACCTACATCAACGCGCAGGGCTACGTGGACGTGTCGCCCGCTGGCACGGTCGCTGCGATCACGCCTCAAGACGAGCTCTTGGATGAGTTCGGAAACCTGATGTTCGACAACAATTCCAACAACGCGCAGCTCTTCTGCCTTCATTGAGGAACGATAAGCCATGAGCTTTTTGAACAATCTGACGTCTACAAATGCGAGTGCGATTGGCGTCGGTCCCAACGGCAATACCAACCCGTCGTTCCAGGTCGATGCGTCGGCATCAAGCGCCGCGACCGGCGTCAAGATCACGGCCAAAGCGGCAGCAAGCGGTGTGTCACTCGCGGCCGTCTCAAGCGGGACAAACGAAGATCTCGACATTGACGCCAAGGGTACGGGACAAGTCGTCATTGGCGGAACGTCGACCGGGAACATCGTCGCCAAACGCGCGCTGGCGGCCGATCTCGGAATTACCTCGAAAGGGGCCACGGCAGGCATCGGCTATGCGACGGGTGCAGGCGGGGCCGTCTCGCAGGCGACAAGCCGTTCGACTGGCGTGACGCTCAACGCGGTCTGCGGTGCGATCACGCTCGTTTCGGCGGCGGGGTCGGCAACGCCCGCAACGTTCACCGTTACGAACTCGGCAGTGGCGGCGACAGATGTCGTGGTTGCGAGCCAGAAATCAGGCACCGATGCTTACGCGGTCTATGTGACAGCCGTAGCGGCTGGCAGCTTCAAGCTGACCGTTGTCGACCTGACCGGGACGACGACTGAACAGCCCGTCATCAACTTCGCCGTTATCAAGGGCGTCGCGGCCTAATGGCGATTGCCACCTATAACGACCTCGCCGCTGCGGTCAAAACGTGGTGCGCGAGGTCGGACTCGGCGTTCTCAAATCAGATCGAGACGTTCGTCGCTCTGCATGAGCTTCGGATGTACAACGGGTCTGACGATAACAACGGGCCGCTCCAATGCGACCCGCTGATGGCGCCCGAGATCGAAAAGCAGGGAACGGTGACGTTCGCCGCGGGCGTCGCGCCATTGCCCGCTGGCGTTTCGACCGTGCGGTTTCTCGGCCGTCCCGGTGATCGCGTCGGCATCGACTACATGACACCGCGCCAGTTCGATCTTCTGGACGCAAATTCTTCCGGCGGCGACGTTCAGGCCTTCACGGTCAAGGGCGCGAATATCTACGTCACGCCAAGCTTCGATGGTCCGTTCAATATCATCTACTACGAGGTGCAGCCCGCGATCTCGTCGAGCAACCCGTCAAACGTGCTACTTACCAATTATCCGCTGATCTACTTCCACGGGGTGATGCACGAAGCCTTCGCGTTCATGCAGGCAACAGACCTCGCGATGGCACAATTTGCCCGCTACAAGGCGGCCGTCACCGGCGTCAATATCTCGATCCGTGGCGTTCGTTATGGGGGCACGCCGCTGCGCATCAAGCCTCGGAACGCCATACCGTGATTCCCTTTGGACCATGGCATCCCGACGCCGCAGCAACCAACGCGCCGGCGCTGTTGAAAGCGAAAGGCTGCCTTCCTGGCGTCCAGGATACGGTTAAGGGCCCGGCACCGGCGTTCGTGTCGGAACTGAGCCCAGCACCCGTATCGGATGCGATCGGAGACGTGCTGCTCGACGATATCGGCGGCGTCATCATCGATGACGCAGACCACACGGTCTACGCGTTTTCAACGTTATCGATGCAGTGCCTGGGGCTGGTCTCCGTCATTGAAAACGATGGCACCGTGGTGCAGGTCGCCGGGACGGCAACGAACCTCTATCATCTCGCAAGCCCGGCGTGGCTTGACGTCACGAACTCGGGCGGCCCTTACGCAACCCCGCCCGGCGAACGCTGGCGGTTTGCCGGGTATAATCCGTACGTCCTCGCAACCAACTATATCGATCAACCGCAGAAATACGACACCTCATCGCCAGCGCTCTTTGCTGACCTCGGAGGCTCGCCGCCGAAAGCCCGGTTTATCGGCGTCGTTCGCGATCAGGTCGTACTTGCCGGGATCAACGGCGCCGAGAATGCCCTTCAATTCTCAGGCTTCAACAATTCAGAATTGTGGACCATCGGAGGCGTCGGCGGCGCCGACATTCAGGCGTTTCCCGACGGCGGCCCGCTGACCGGGTTTGTCGGCGGCGCGGTCGGCTACGTGTTCCAGGCGACCAAAGTCACGCGCATGACGCTGACCGGCGAATCGACAATCATCTATCAGTTCGACGAGATTCAAGGCGGCAAGGGGTGCGTCGCGCCCGACTCCATCGTCAAAGCCGGCGACCTCATCTATTACTTCGCGGCAGATGGGTTTCAGGTTCTCTCGATCACGACAGGGGAAGTAAAACCGCTCGGCATCAATAAGTGGCGCGAGTGGTTCTTGGACGACTACGCGCCGGGCACGGAACGCCTGATCCTTGGTGCGCGCGACCCGCTCAACCCGATCATCAAATGGGCCTATGTGTCCGGTTCAACGACCGGGATTCTGCCGGGACGCGCCATTAATTACAACTGGTCGTTGGATGAAGCGACATATGAAGATGTGTCGGTCGAAGCGATTTCGAACTGGCTGACATCGGGCTTCAATCTCGACACGCTGGGAACGGCCGGAAATATGGAGACGTTGCCGTTCTCGCTCGACAGTCCGTTCTGGCGCGGCGGCGTCCCGCTGCTCTCGGTCATCGATACCAGTCACCGCCTGAACTATTTCGAGGGCGGGACCATGCAGGCGGAGTTCATCACAGCAGATGGAGCATCCGATGCCAGAGCCTTCATTCGTGGCACGCGCCCGCTGGTCGATACGACAGACGTGACGGTCGCAATCGCCATGCGCGAACGCGACGGCGATGCGGAGAATAACGCCGTGCCATTCCCGGTTCAGGAAGTCATGGAATCGAACGGGACGGTGTCCGCTCATGCGTCTGGTTTCGTCGCGCGTGCTCAGATCATCATCCCGGCCGGAGCGACATGGAGCAAGCTGAAAGGCATATCGACGTCGCTTGGGAGCATGGGTAAGCGATGACGATTCCGGTCTTGAACGAAGCTCATTCGACAGAGCGAGAAAAAAATCAGCGCATCAACCTGCTGATTAAGGCCGTCGCAACCACCAGCGTAGCCGACGGCTCCATCACATACGCCAAGATTCAAAACGTTTCCGCGACGGATAAGCTGCTCGGCCGCGCATCGGCAGGCGCTGGCCCGGTTGAGGAAATTTCATGTACGTCGGCGGGGCGGGCGCTCTTGGATGACGCCGATGCCGCGTCGCAGCGCACCACCCTAGGGCTTGGCTCTGCCGCGCTCTTAACTGCGGATACGGACGCCTCGTTAACCGCCGACAGCGATGACAATGTCGCGACGCAGAAAGCTGTCAAGGCTTATGTTGCGGCCAACTCCGGAGCGATGACTGGCGCGCAGATTCTATCGGAACTTTTGACGGTAGATGGAAGCGGCTCAAGCCTTGACGCCGATCTACTGGATGGCGTCCAAGGCTCCAGCTATTGTCTCACAACAAACGTAGACAACACTATAGCCGGACTCTCAGTCGGAGCGGTCGGAACTTATGCGCAGCTTTATTATGGTAGCACATCGGCGTTGGGCGCCGGGTCTACGTTGGCAGGCTCCAGCCTCTCTTACTCGACCGGCGCGGGGTATTCGCAGGGTTCATCGCCTGGAGGAACATGGCGCTTGATGGGGCAGAAGCCATCCGTCGGTGCGTCATCGGTATGGCTAAGAATTAGCTAAATGATCGACGGAAAAACAATCAGCATCCGCAGTCCAAAGTACGCTACGGCCGACAGCCGGTGCGTTGATTGCGAGATAAACCATCCCGAATACGGGTGGGTCCCTTTTACGTGTGATCCTGATGATGTGATGCCTTATTCGAAAGACATCTATGATCGAGCGGTGAGCTTGAATCCAGCGACCTACACGAGCCCTCCTCCGACGGACGCGGACTACACAAACGCAATCCAGATACATATCGATCGAGTCGCCCAAGCGAAGAATTATTCCGACGGCGTCTCGCTCGCCAGCTACAAAGACAGCACCAATTCAGAGTGGGCGGCGGAAGCAACGAGCTTCATCGCATGGCGCGATGCCGTGTGGGCCTATGCCTATCAGCAGCTTGCAATCGTCTCAACCGGGCAGCGTGCGCAACCCACGGTCGATGCTCTCATCGGAGAGTTACCGGCACCCCCGTGGACGGGTGGCATATAATGGAACGGCACCCGTCAGGAACCACACGTGAGTTGATAAAGAAGAGGAAGCCACAGGGTTCGCAGATTGAACGCGAAGCGGTGCAAGCCGATGGAGACGCGACCTGCCGAGCGCGACTTTGATCGTTCCGTAATCGTCGATGGGACTTCCGAGACGCCTGCTCCTCCTGCGATATGGGGCGCGAGCCCATAGACGTTCAGTCCGAGACGCCAAGGATACCGAATCTCTCCGTCAATAGGGTCTTTGATAAGCCGGGGTCGCAGAAGCTTTTTCGCTCCCGACGAACTGACTAAAAGAGCCGCCGCGCCGACGGGAATTTTGAAATAGCGAACCAAGGAATGGCCGGTTTCCGTTTTGCCCAATAACTGCAGCGCGTTTTTCCCAGGGCGTGTCAGCCGTATTACATCCCAATTCGCCGGGACCAGATTGACAACTTCGATAATCGTTTCGACGAAATCGTCGGTGATTTCCGCGTCATCTTCCAAAATGGCGGCATAGCCAAGATTTCGCTCCCGGATCGCGGAATAGGCAAGCAAGTGGCTGGCGGAGCAGCCAACCTCGCCGGGTGTCATGCGATCGTCGAAATAGGACTTAAGCCATTCCGGGACCGCGCGGCCGTCAACGCCTGAAATACGAACGGGATCTAATCCGGCACGATCCAATTGCCGCTCGATCCGCTCGCGGCGCGCGGTATCGCAATCGCGATTGATATAAAAGACAGGAATGGCCACAGCGTTCCCCCGTCAGATTCCATGTTCAGCCCGCAACTCTAATGTTCAGGTGAAACCATAGCAATGGCGATGCATACTCCGGACGAACCGACGCTCAATCTTATTCCAAGAGAGAATATCGAGTCCGTGCAGCCGCTTATTGCGGAACACCTCAAATCTGTCGTCGAACGATCCAGAGGAAAATTGACGCCGGACGAGATCGTCGAAGCGTTTATCTCCGGGAAATACCAGCTCTGGCTGATCTGGAACGGATCGTTGCTTGCCGTCGGCGCGACGGAGCTGACCAAGGTCGCCTCGGGCCTCAAGATCTGCACCATCCATTTTCTGACCGGTGAAAATTCCCTCTCCTGGCTGCATCTCATCGGTGACTTGGAACAATGGGCGAAGGCCCAAGGCTGCGGCCTCATGAAGGGCTACATGCGCAAGGGCTGGGCGAAACGCCTGCCCGACTATCATCTGACGCACGTTTCACTTGAGAAAGAGCTTGCCTGATGGACAATTCACCATCGACAACCACGCAAACGACGAAGTCCGAACCGTGGGCACCGGCGCAACCGGCGCTATCGAGCATTCTTGCTAAAGCGCAGACACTCGGCGGCAATACCAGTCTCTTTACGCCGACGACCACAAATTCGACGCCGGTTCTGCAGCAGACCGTGCAAAACGCGTCCAATCCGACGCAGGCCGCGACGACGATCAATCCTCTGCTTGCGCAGACCAACGCCAACTACACGACAGGCGCCAGCACGCTCGGGAACCTCGCAACCGGCGGCGCGACCGACGTCAACATGAACCCTTACCTTGAAGATGCGCTCAAGCCCGCCAACCAGATGACGGCGGATGCCGTCAATGCGCAGTTCTCGGCGGCCGGCAGGTATGGTTCTGGCGCGCAAACGACGGCGCTGACGCGGGAGATCGGCAACCAGAACAACACCGCGCTTTCGAACCAGTTCAATACGCAGCAGGGCAATGCTGCTAATGCTGCGGCCACACTTGCAAATAACGGAATCTCAGCGGCCGGTCTCGCGCCCTCGGTCGATACGGCCAACAACCAAAAGAACCTGCTCGGCATAGAAGCCGGTCAGCAATTGGACGCCAACGCTCAGGCGGAGAAGCAGGCACCACTCGCGGCCCTCGGCTATGAGCAGGGCGTCGTGCAGCCGATTGCCGGGCTTGGCAGCAGCGGGACATCAAGCGGCACATCGGTACAGGGATCAAATCCAGTAACGACCGGGCTTGGTCTCGGGCTCGCCGGTCTCTCTCTATTTTCCGACGAACGCGTCAAGGAGAACATTCGCGAGGTCGGCAAGACGCACGACGGACAGAAAATCTATTCTTACAACTACAAGGGCAACCCGGCGCCAACGCTCGGGCTGCTTGCCCAAGACGTCGAAAAGGAACACCCCGAAGCCGTGGGCAATGTCGGCGGTGTCAAGACCGTCAACTACCGGCAGGCGACTAAAGGTGCTGCAAAGGGCAAGGTGCGTAACCCGTCGGCTCTTGGGATGTTGGCGGGCTGATGGGGCTGCTCGATTCCTACATTCCACAGGTCGAGGGGTTTGAAGGTTTCACCCCTCAGGCGTCGTGGGATTACAAGCAATATACCAACGGCTACGGCACGCGCGCGCTTTATCCGGGCGAAGTCATTGACCGGAACACCGCGCAACAGCGGTTCGGCAACGACTGGAATTCGGCAACCAGCACCGTCAACCAGTTTGCGCCCAACGCTCCTGATGGCGTGAAGGCGGCTCTGTCGTCGCTGACGTTCAACGCCGGGCCGAAGTGGATGAATTCCGGCCTCGGAACGGCAATCAAGAACGGCGACTGGCAAACGGCGAAAAACATCTTCCTGCAATACAACCACGCGGGCGGCCAAGTGAACCCTGGGCTCGTCAAGCGGCGTCAGGCGGAAGCGCAATGGTTCGATGGTTCGGTGCCGGGGCGGATGGCGCTCGGCGGCCCTCCTCCAACAGATACAGAGGATAGTGCACCTATGCCGGGACTCTTAAGCGCTGGCTCCAACATGGCGAAATATCTTCCGCCTCCTGCCTCTCCCATCGCGACGGGAAGCGTTCCTCCGGCAGGCGGCACTCCCTCCGCGGCTGGCGGCGGGCTTCTTGGCGACGTTAGTGACAGGTTGCGAACAGCGCTTTCCGATCCGCTATTTCAGTTCGGCGTCGGCATGGCCGGTGCGGGTTCGCAAGGCAAGGGCATTGGCGGCGGCCTGCTCGGCGGAACGCAGAACGCCGACGAAGCATATAAAACGGCGATCCTGCAGCGGTCCGTGCAGTCCATGAAACAGCGCGACGAGTTTATTCGATCGCTTTCGGACCCGAACAACCCGCTGTCGCGGTCGCTCTCGCCGCAGACGCTCGCAATCCTCAAAGGATTGCCTCCGGATCAGGCGGCAGCCGCAATCGCGCCCGTCCTCTCGAAGAACGCCGAACTGCAGTACATGCGGCAATACGATCTGCAGAACATGCAGAACATCTTCCAGATGATGAAGGGAATGCACGGCGGCAATAGCGCGTCCGCAAGTCAGCCGCCGCCCAATGCGAAGCAGGCGGCGGATGGCAACTATTACGTCCCCGATCCCAACCGGCCGGGAAAATATCTGCAATGGGTTCCCGGTAACGGAGCGCAATAATGCCATTCATCCCCGTTGATCACGATCCTTTCGCTGCGCCGGATGGCCCGCAGGCGAGCGCACCGAATGTGACGCCGACCGGCTTGCCCGCTCCCGGCGGCCCAACACCGCTTTCAGGTGCACCGATGGCGGGCATGGGTGTCACCCCGCCTTATCAGGACGATCAGGATTGGGGGCAGCTCGGCTTGGCCGCAGGCCTCATGTCTGGCGGCAATTCACGCGGCATGGCAACCGTCATCCAGAACACGCCGGGACATCAAGCCGCCGTCGAATATGCCAAGGGCATCGCCAAAGACAAAGCCGACGTTGCCAACACACAGCGCGGCGTCGTGCCGATGTTGCAGGCCCTCGATGGCATGGAAAAGCGGTTCATCGATTCCGGGAAGAGCGTCGCGAGCGAGGCCATCGGACCTAACTACGGCGGCTCATATATACCGCTGCCTGATACCGCGAGCCCGATGTACCAGAACATACGGGCGTTCTTTCGCGGCAGCGGCGATCCCAACAATCCCGACGTTTATGACAAAGCCGCCGACCTCAATCAGCAGATGCAGCACGCCAAGGAAGGAATTGCCACGCTGTTTAAGGCAATTCCGGGCGCTGGAAAAGCAGGCGCGACCGATCAGGCTCAGCAGAAGCTCGACAATATGATCGACGACGCGATCCATTCGCGCGATCCAGAAACCTTCTTCCGCATCATGCACGACGCCAAGAACTTCGTTCGCGGCCTCGGGCAATTTCCTCAGCTCCCAGAACCGAAGAGCTTCGTTCCCCCGCAGTGGGCTCCCCAACAACCGAGTGCCGCGGCATCGGCATCGCAGGCCGCGCCGCAAGCCGCCGCGCAACCGCCGCGCGCGGTCAATCCCCAAACCGGCCACACGATCGAGTGGAACGGCAAGCAATGGGTTGATGCACAGTAATGGCTGATCCAGTCCCGCCGCCCGGCTACCAGCTTGTCCAGGCTCCGGCGCAATCCGGCGCGCCACCGCCGCCACCCGGATACCAGCTGGTCAATCCCGCTCCTGATCCGAAAAACGCGCCGACGCTGGACTATTACAAAAACTTCGCGGGAGGCCCCGCAGGTGGTCCGCAGGCGGCCGACAATGGTGACGGACGCTCGTTCGCCCTGACACGTCAAAGCGCGCCCGTGGCTGCGCCCGCGCCAGCACAAGCGCCGGTTGATGATCCGCGCGCCGCGGCGGCCGACGCGCAGGTGGCACAGGAAGCGCAACAGCATCCGATCGGCCATGAGATCAATGACACGCTGCTGAGCCTTCTCCGCGGCACGCCGGTAGGGTCATGGGAAGACGAAATCGGCGCCGGTGCCGCGGGTCTGGCTAACAGCATCTCGGGCGGTGCGATTGGCGAGCCTTACGACGACGCCAAGGCCTATATGGACGCGCGCCTGCGCTCGATCGACAAAAACAGCAAGACGCTTGGCCATATCCCGACGCCGTTTGGGCCGCTCCCCGTCACGACGGAAGGGTTGAAGGAAATCGCGGGCGGGATAGCCTCGGCTCCGTTCACACCCATCGCCCGTATCTTCAAGGGCGCATCTCTCCTACCAACAATCGGCAATGACATCGCGACCGGTATCGGGCTGGGGGGCCTCTATGGCGCCGGTAACGGTGAAGGCGGCGGCCGGGTCGACAATGCGGTCAAAGGCGCGGTCGTCGGAGGGTTGTTGGGCGGAGCTATCCCGGCGGTGGTTCGAGGCGCCGGTAATCTCGGAGGCGCGCTGGCGAAAATCGCAACGCCGTTGCCGCAGGAGCTTAGCCAATTTCATCCGCAGGCGATCAAATCGCTGGCGCCACTCTTTGAGAACGACAACATCCAGTTCCGGAATGGCGTCCCGCTCGCCAATCACGGCGAAGTCTCACCAAACCCCATTCCTCTCGGTCCGGATGGAACGCTTGGAGACATGGGCCCGACGATGCGCCAGCTGGTCAGCGGCTTGGCCGCGCGTCCAGACACGGCCGGGATCATTCGTCCGGTCTACGAAAATCGCGGCTTCGAGGCTCCGGGACGTATTCAGGCATCCGCAAATCAGGCTCTCGGCGCACCCGAGAGCATTCCGCAGGCGTTGGATGATGCCAAGGCGCACTTCAACGGTTTGGCAGCGCCTCACTACGATCAGTTCCACAACACTTCGATCCTGACGACGCCTGAGATTGCCAGCGTCATGCGGGACATTCGCACCTCGGCACCGGGCGCAATCAACGCGGCGCAAAAGCTTGCTGCGGGCGAAGGCTATCACGGGCAGTTCAAGATCACGGAATCGCCCGACACCATGACCCCCATGACGGGCGTCAACAAACGCACCGCCGAGCCGGTGCCAACCGGGATCGAATACGACTATATCAAGCGGGCCGTCGACGACGTTGCGCGGAAAGCGGCGCCAGGCTCGAACGAACAGCGGATTTATAGCAACCTCGCGCGGCGGCTTCGCAACGCGGTCGACACTGCGCTCAACCCCGCCAATCCGGCCGCCTCGTCGTGGGCGAAAGCGCGGCGGTTTGCAGAGAGCGGCTTCGACGCCAAGAAGGGGCTGCAATACGGACAACAGGCTTTCAAGAACGGCATTACGCCCGATCAGCTCGCCTATGATCTCAGAGGCAAGAGCGCATTAGAACAAGCCGCAATCCGCCTTGGTTATCGAGATGGCCTCAGAAGCACGATGGGCTTCAAATCGTCGGTCCTCGCAGGCCGGGGCGACAGTGCAGCGCGTCAAGCGTTTAATTCAGAATTTGGCCGCGAGAAGCTTCGCATGGTCGCTGCCTCTCCGACGGCGGCTGACGATCTTGTGCGCCGGATCGAAGCCGAAAGCGTGATGGCCGATACGACCGGCAAGGTTTTGAGAAATTCCGAAACCTCAAGCCGCGAGCAGGTCAACAAGCTCTATCCCAATCCCAGGGATGAGACCAAGTTTCCGTTTGGGGCGACCGAACTCCCGTTCATGGCGGCGCGCAAAGTTTTCGAAGCCCTGACCAACGAAGCCGTGACGGAAAAGCAAATACGCGTCGCAACCGATACGGCACGGATGCTCGTGGCGCAGGGTGCGGATCGAAACGCCATCGCGCAGGGTCTAAGGAAATATTTGAATAACCGAGGTCTTTCGAACCGGTCGCGGACCGCGATCATCCGCGTCGCAAATGCGATCGGACGCGGCTCCAGAGGCGTGCTGGTAAATTCACAAACCACGCCGCAATTGCCCGCGGCGCATCCCTGAACTCCTGCCGTTCATCTGAGTCCGCAACGAGATAGCTAACCGCGAAGATGCCAATGAGCGTCTCGACGGCGGCCCATTGGTTGCCTGCATCGATCTGCGGTTTCAGCCAGTGCCCGAGCGCTAGCACGCAATACGTCGTGCAGCAGAACACGAATATTCGCTGAAAAAGCCCTGCCACCTGAGGTCCTCCGAAACATGCCCGGATCAATTTACGATTGGACTATATCACCGGACGCCAACGCCACAAATGACGGCGACATTAATTGGCAGGAATTCCAGGACCCGGCAACGGTAAATAATTCCGCCCGCCGCGGAATGGGGCGCATTGCGGAATTTCTTGGTGATTTGGCGCCAGGCCGGACATCGACGGGTGGCTCCAACGTCTACAACGTCGTTGCGAACTCGGCGCCCGTCACCGTTGCGCTGCCGAACGGCTTCGTTGTGTCGTTCATCGCGCATCAGGCGAACACTGGGGCATGCGTTCTCGCGGTCAATTCCTTCGCCTCATCGCCGCTCAGGGCCGTCACCGGGCAGAGCTTGCTTAAAGGCGCCATTCAGCCCGGGATGCCGATCACCGCCTTTTACAAGGCGGATACCAACGAATTTCTCGCGCTCGGGACCGGCGCCAACGTTGCGGCCTACCTGACGGCGTTTCAGTCGGTCGATCTGACCGCGCGCTTAATCAAGGTCGGAATGGTGTTCCCGTGGCCCGGCGCGACGCTGCCGGGCGGCTACATCTACGCCGCCGGACAAGCGGTTTCCCGCACTGACTATGCCGAACTCTTTGCCGCCTATGGCACGACCTATGGTGCAGGCGACGGCTCGACCACGTTCAACGTTCCTGATTACCGGGGGCGCGCGCTCTTTGGCGACGACAACATGGGAGGCACGACGGCCGGCCGCATCACCTCAGCAGGCAGCGGCATTTCTGGCACGACGCTAGGCGCAACGGGAGGCGCCGAAACCGTTACACTGGCGCAATCAGACCTCCCTAATATCAGGCCGACATTCACCGGCAACGCTGTTCCGGATCACACGCACACATACACACAGTTCAAAGTGGGCGAGAGCGGTGTCGATGCGCAAGGCGGCGGCAACCGAGGCACGCAGACCGCTTCCACGGGATCTGCTGGCGGTCACACCCCGTCGGGCACCATTAGCAGCATCAATGGCGGCGTTACTCAAACCGCCGTCAATAAGATGCCGCCGTGCGCGATCTGCAACTGGATCATCTTTGCGTCTCCGCCTCTCGCCGCGGCCGGAGCGCTCGGCACCAACGGCCTGCAATTTAATTTCGACAGCGGAACGACCGATGCCGACCCCGGCGCGGGCAACCTCCGTTTCGATAATGCTGCCCCGGCGAGCGCGACGCACGTCTATGTCTCGAAAACCGATGCCGTTGGCGCGGATCAGACGCAGAACCTGACCAACATTTTCGGGTCCGCATCGAGTACCAAGGGAACGGTTCTGATCAACAAGGTCGGGACGCAGGGAACGTGCTTCTCCTGCCTCGTCACGGCGATCGATACCAGCGCGGACAACTACATCAAGCTGACGATTCAGAACCCGTCGTTTGCCGGTTCTCTCGCAGCAGGTGACAGTCTCGGAGTGCAAACGTCACGGACCGGCGATCCCGGCGCGCAGGGCGCAAAAGGCGCGGTCACGCTCGCCAATGGCTTGAACTCGGACATCGCGAACTCCGGCGCAACGTCGGATCGCATCACAGGCCCAACGTCGTCGTTCTCAGTCGGGGGCATAGCTGGCGGCGTCGATGGCACCGTCAAGCGACTTTACAACACCACCTCGCAAGCAATGACGATCGTCAACGGCGATGCATTGTCAGCCGCGGCCAACCGCATCAAGACGCTGACCGGCGCCGACGTCCTCCTGCGCTCCGGGACCTCTTACGCCAGCCTCGAATATGACGGCACCGAATCCCTCTGGATTTTGATGAGCACAAACTGATGGCAACACATATCCCGCACTCTCTGGACGCTGTCATCATTGCGGTCCAGGCGCTCGTCGACGGCCGCCCGATGCCGACGGAGTGGTCGCGCGAAGCAGGAGCCGAGCCCGCGCCGGCTCCTCCCGCTCCCGTCGTTCCGCCGTTCGATGAAGCCGCGCTGATGCAGGCCGTCTCCGGCCTCATCGACGCCAAGCTGAAAGACATGCCGCAGCCTCAGCCGGTCGTTCAGGCCGCAGAGCCCGACCACGAACTTATCGCACGAGTTGAGACGCTCGAACGCGCCAACGCGGCCGTCCCGCCGGGATTGAGCGAGAACGTGGCTCTCGCTCTCGATATCCAGAAATCACAAACCATCAAAAACACAAATCTCGAACAGCGTGTCGCGGCTCTCGAAACCATCATGTTGCGTCTTGGAGAAGCGGTACACAAGGAACAAACAGCATGAAAACGAGCGAAGAGGGACTGCGGTTAAATCGCTCCTTTGAAGGCTATCACCGACGGCTCGAGAACGGCGATTGCACGGCCTACCAGACCGACCTCGGCGGCGGGAAGCTCGATATTCCGACCTGCGGCTATGGCACCACCAAAGGTGTCACGATGGGCATGGTGTGGACGGAAGCCTATGCGACCGAGCGCATGATGCAGGACCTCGAAGAGGCAGAGCGCTACGTCCAGCAATACGTGACCGTGCCGATCAATCAGAACCAGCATGACGCGCTCGTGCTCTTCACGAACAACTGCGGTCCCGGAAACCTTCGAAAGCTCATCGCACCGTTAAACCGTGGCGATGCAATGGGGACGGCAAACAAGTTCCCGCTCTACGTCAAGGCGCAAGGTCGAACGCTTCCCGGACTCGTTTCACGGCGGGCGCGCGAACAGGCTCTGTTCCTCAAGCCGGTCGAGGCGCCAGCCGAACCGTCCATGCCGCAGACGGTCTCCAAGGCCGTCGAACCCCCGTCCCGCAAAACCGTCGCCGCTGCCGTTGCGGCCGGTGGGACAGCGGTGGCGCAGGTGCTGCCGGCCGATCCTCTCGGGACGGCCGAGAACGTCGTTACGACCGGCTCTCGCGTGCGCAGCGTCGCACAGCAGGGCCATGACCTCTCGGGCTGGGCTCTGTCGCTTCCTCATTGGCCGGTCATCGCCGGGGCTGTGGCGCTCGCTGGCGGCCTCTATTGGGTTCTGTGCCACTGGCTCCCGTCCAAGCAAGGATCACCGTCATGATGGAGCTTATCGCGTTCTTCGGGACGCTCTGGGGCCGCGTCGCGGTCGCGGGCGGCATTGTGGCTACGCTGCTCGCGGCGTGGGTGGGGTTCGCGTGGCATTACGAGAACAAGGGCGCGGCAAAGGCCGTCGCCAAGATTGAACAACGGAACAACGCCAATGTCGCAAAAGCTCAAGCCGCCCGTCGCTCTGTCCAAGATATTCCTGATAACCAGCTTGATGATCAGTACCGCCGCGATTGAGGGCTGTTCGTCGTTGCCGGTTGACTCGTCCTGCCGGTCGTTCGCGCCGATCACTTGGTCGCGAAAGGACACGGTGCCGACGCAGCGGCAGGTGATCGCCCATAACAAGGCGTATCTGGCGATCTGCCCGGCCCCGACGAAGCTGTCAGCCTCGAATTATCCGTGACGAGGTCTTAGATGCCTTACATTCCGCGCGCGCTGAACCTCGGGCCTAGCGAGGGCGAACCCTCCTACCGCATGTCGATGCTCCCGTTTGGAACCTATCCGAACGAGGGCGGGCAGGGGGAACACTTGGGCTTCGCCGTCCCCGGCATGATCGAAGAGCCGGTCAATGCCCTGATGAACCTGTTCGCGCATGGGGACTTTGCCAAAGGCCCAGACGACCCTGGCAACGCCAATGACATGCGAACCCTACTGTTCTCGATGTATGGGGGCAATGCGCTGAATCCGGCCAGTCTGGCCGAGCACGCGGGGCTCAGAGATGCCGCTCAGGCGGCTTATCGAACTGCGAGGCATCCTTTGGAGAGCGCAGTATATGATGGCCCATTGCCCGAGGTGTCTCCCGCACACACAGCGATGCCAAACCCGTCGTCCGACGGCTGGTTTCACGGTCTCGACACCCCAGACTATCACGGGCGGACGTACTTAGGGAGCGACACTCTCGGCATCGATCTCCCGCAGTCATTATTGCGCCGCTTCGCGAACGATCCGGAGGGCGGTTTTGATCCGAAATACCTTGATGCAGTCATGTCGCAAGGACGGCGTAACGATCTATCGACGATCACCGGAGGTCTTCTTTCCGACACGGGCACGCCCTCTCTTATGGGCAGCGCGCTCTCTGCCTACAGCCAGCAGCCTAGAAACTCTCTTCTCGACTACTAACGCGTGCTGCGTTCCAACCTGGAACGAAAGAATCATGACAAATGCGGAAGCAATCGGGCGAGTGGCCGGGGCTCTGGCAATGGAGCTTGAAAGTCGAAAACCGGCTTACGAAGCTCGAAGGGAAGGTTTTCAAAGAGACTACGGACCAGGACGACGAGCGCCGGACGTGGACTCCCAGAGACTATCTGGCGGCGGTAGCTGGCATAGTGATGGTGATCGGAGCGTTGGGCCAGAAGGTCGGCTGGCTCGATCTCAGCGTTTTCCTGGCAAAGCTTTATGGCGTTCGGTGATGGCGGCGCTCTGCCCAGGGTCCAGGGTGTTTATCGTTTGCGCGGGCATAACTGCTTTCATTTGGGTGGTTTGAGCCGCATTCATTTCCCCTGTTATTCCCCGGATTGCCGTGAACGCAAAACGAACGAATCATCAATAAAATGAGCGTCTGGCCGAGCTAAACCCTAGCAAACATCGATCGTCCCGTTTCTTCGGGAGCAAGGGGTCGGAGGTTCGAATCCTCTCGCTCCGACCAACATTTCCAATGGGTTAGCGAACCTAGCTCTGGCGCATTCCCCTGATAACTCCCCCAATATCCCTTTTGCGGCCATCTCCTGCGGCTGCGTCCGACTGGAAATCGGCGTGATGGTGGCCGTAGACGTTCCACAGCGTTTCGGGCGTCATACCGAGGTATCCAGCGGCTTCGTTGAGATCGACGCCCGACTGCATCAGCCATGTCGCGCATGTGTGTCGGCAAACGTGCGGGCCATCCTTCACCCTGATCTTCTTCGTTCCGTTCTCGTATTGCCCGATAACCTCGGCATGTCCGGCGCGCGCCGCGATCGAGGCCCAGACGCGCTTGATACGCGTTGTGATCGGTCGCCCGTAGTAATGGACGACGTGGGTGATCGGCGGTTTTCCCTTGATCTTCTTTTCGTCCAGACGCTTCCAGCGTTTCAGGTGCGGCAATAACCTGCGATGGATGCGTGCGGGCGGTTGTCTCTTGCGCGTCTCGACGGCGCCCGTTCCGCGCCGGTGCAGCGTCTGAGTCTCGAGGTCGAACCATCCCCCGGAAACCGACGGATACCAGCCAAGCTTCAAGATCGCGCCCGGCCGGGTGCCGGTGTAGACGCCGATGAGGATCATGCGAGCGAGATGCTTGGTGCGCTTTGATTGTCGCGCGGCACGGATGCGGTCGGCGGCCATCTTCCGGGTCAGCCAATAATCCTGACGGCGCGAAGCCTCGGCCGGCAATGAGACGACCGGCACGGCCGGCAGCGGTCCATATTCACGGTGATAATAATTGATGGCGGCGCTGAGCTGTTTGAGCTCGTGGCGGGCTGTCTGGTCACTGACGTGCTGCTTGATGCGCCATGAGACATACTCCTCGCACGTCGTCCTTCGAATATCGCCCAGCGTTTTCCCGGCGCCGCCCCACCAGTCGATGATGGGGTCCATCATGTGCGCGATCCAGGTGCCTTTGTCGGCGGTTCGTGGCCCCTGCTCTTTCAGGTAGATCGTTACGACGTCCGCAATGAGGATACGTTTGAGGTCATTCGTTGTTTTCGGCGGCGTGTGCTTGTTGGTGATGTAACGTGCGAGCGCTTCTTCAGCTCTAGCGCCGTCGCTCTCGCTGCAGCCAGTGCTAACCTCGACGCCTCCGTCCTTGATGACCCAGAAAGGGGCGCATCCGGCGTGACGTCTGAGATAGAGACGGGGGCCTTTTGCTCTTCGAGGCATAGGCTCTGCATCTCCCTGATTGCCGATTCCGTGGTGCACAACTTGCCCGCAATCTTTCCGACCCTCAATCGCCCTTTGCGCCGTTCGGTCAGAAGGCTCGCCACACTCCACCCTGGGAGGAACTTCTCCACAGCTATTGCGAGCGGAAATGGATGTTCGGAGTCTGCCATCGTATCCCTCGTTATCTCCCGAACTTAAATTCTGTCGTCGTCATCACTTCCCCTCTGCCTCTTTAATAGCTTCATCTGCTTCTCGGAGGTCGCCTACGGTGATCTCGCGTGTAAAATTGAGATCGTTTGTTACCGGACCGGCGATCACGTCCGCATCGTGGTTGCAGCACGTGCACTTGCAATTTGCATACTCCGAGAACGGCCTGAGAGCCTTGACGAGTCTCTCGACCTTCAATTTTAAAGCGTCTCTCTCTGCTCTAAGCCGGTCAATTTCGTCGTCGCGCTCTCGGCATTTGCGCGAGAGTTCGTCCCTGCCGCCTTGGTAGTGGACTGCACCGAGGCCGAGCGTTCCGCCAAGCCGTTCCTGTATTGCTGTCTGCGTTGAATTAGCCATTTGTGGCCTCTCGTAATTATAGCTTTGTGTGCCCTCTGCTACGTCTTGTGGTGTCATGGTGATGGCTAATCCTTCCACGGATCGAATTCAGCTTCGCCCGCCATTACGACTGCAAACGGACGCAATCGATGGAGCACGCGCGTTGAGGCCGTGTGATAGGCGAGAACGTCATCCAGTCTTCGATATGCCATCGGGCTTTCGTCCAAGTCTGCACCAATCAGAGTGACGCCCCGGCTTTGCAGCCACGCATCCATTTCCGACTTCGTGAACCGGCGCTTGGCTTCCTTTCGTCCGAACAGCCGTCCCGCGCCGTGCACCGTTGAATAGAGCGACGCTTTCGCCTCTGGGCTGTCCACGCCCTCTAGGATCACCGCATCGTCGCCCATCGATCCGCCGACAAAGCCTCTCTGACCGGGGAACGCTGGCGTCGCGCCCTTGCGGACCACCCATAGTTCCTTGCCATCGTGCGTCTCTCGCCAAGCGTAGTTGTGATGGTTATGAACCATGTCGGTGATGTTGCCGCCGATGATCTTGCGGACGCGCTCCACGACCCATTCCCGGCCAGCATATGAGTATCGACCGGCCAATTGCATCGCTGCGATATAGCGACGGCCGATCTCGCTATCCTCGTCCACGACGGCGGGCGGGACGTTGATGCCGTCCTGACCGCCAGCGGCTTTGAGGTAGCGCGTGGACGAGGTATGCCCGAAGCCGCGTGAGCCGAAGTGCACGCCAATCCAGACAAAACCGTCTTCGTCGCGCATCAGGTCAACGTAGTGGTTGCCGCCGCCGACCGTGCCAAGCTGACCGACCGCCTTCTGCCGGTAGGATTCCATGTCGGATTCCTTCCATGCCTCCGCGTCGTCGAATAGCTCATGCTCAACGCGTTCCTCGTTATTGCGGCCGATACCGAACGACACCACCTTGGACACGTCGCGGATGATCTCGCCAACGCGGTCTTCGATGGCCGAGAACGGCGTATCAAGGCGCACGGCCATATTTCCGCAGCCAATATCGAAGCCGACGCCGGAAATCGAAATCTGCTTCTCATAGGCAATGACGCCGCCGACTGGTTGCGCATAGCCCAAGTGCCCATCGGCACAGATCACGCCCGCCACGGCGTTTCCAACCGCCATGCAGTTCTTCATCTGCGCAATGGTTGCGTCGTCATGCTGACCGATGATGGTCAACGGGCTGCTCTGATAACGAGGTTCCTGCGGGCGAAGGCTCGCGATCTCCTTCGCTGCCTCGGCCGCTTCACGCGCCAAGTGCTCTTGACGGGCTGCGTCTCGGAATGTGCACCACACAGGCATTGGGCGTTGCCCTGGACGATCGATCTTCCCGTCCGGGTCGAGGCCAGCCACGGCAGCCAACTCTCGTGCACGCGCTTGATACGGGTCAGTTCTATTGGCCATCCCTCTACCCCTCCGTGTTATCTGATAGGCTTTGGCATCGTCGTGCGTTTGAGCGACGGCGCGTTTACCGGCCTTTTGCACTTCGTCAAGGTCATGGCCGGAAACTGAGACCCCGTGATTAGCTTCGGCACGGTTATTGTGTGCAGCGGTTGTCAGCCGTTCCACGATCTCTTTTGTTTTCTCGTCCAAGGTGGCTAGGTTCCTTCTTAATGAACGATGATGCTGACGTGGTGCCATAGCCACGGAATGCCAAGAAAAATTCCCGCTCCGGCTATTACGCCGACCACGAAAACTGCGATAATCAGAAACCCAATTTGCTGTGCGAAGCCTGCGGCGATCCAATCGCTCATCGCTATTCCCCCTGAGTGTCAGCATGGTGGGAGGTGTGGTCGGAACTCTCGGAATGGTCGCAAATTTTTGTCTCGCCTTCATCGTCTCCGAATTGGACCTCGACCCAATTGAGAGACAACGTGCCCGACCGCTGCATGTGGCGAAGCCACGCAATGAAATCTTTCCTACGCTGATCTCCTATATTACTTTCGGTCCACCCCTCTTTCGATCCATCGGGCGCGACCATGAAAGAGCGAGAACCATTAACTGCCGCTGGCGTTATGGGCGTCACGGGGGCAACATCGGGGAACAGATTACCTGCTTTCTGGTGGGCGGCGATGACATCCTCCTCTCGCGATCCCGTGACAACAACCGCGTGTGCGCGCATATATCCCATCGCTATTCCCCCTAAGTGTCTGAGTGTGAAAGAGCGGCGCGGAACTCCGTTTGCTTCTCTTGTTCAGCCTCTAGTTCCGCGATGCGCGCTGCGATGGCACTTTCAAGAAGCGCCAAGCATGTGTTGCGGTCGGTGCGCTCGCTTTCCTTCAACCAGCCACCCGCTTTGACGTAGTTGCGAGACACGTAGCCGATTACGCTTAGAGGCGTGCGATCAAATCCGATGCAGTTCGCTTCCGGAAGTGCAGCCTCAATCAGAGCGACACAAGCACCAAGGCCGTCTGGATCGGTGGTGTAGTCCGGAAAGTCAGAAACGATACGACGCCCAATGCGGACGCGACAAATGTAGCCGGATGGAACATCGCAATAGTCCTTGAAGACGATGCCATTATTGAACGTCGCAAAAATCTCAGCATCAAGCTCCCTATCCGGTCCCGTTGCCTCACGGATGCGCTTCTGCAATGCGCGGAGAGATTCTAGGTTCATGGCGCTCATTCCGTCACCGCCTCTGTCTTAGGAGCCGTAATACCGGTGGGAGTGGGGGAGACGAGAGCAGCGCGGCCCGCATCGGTGATCGAAATCATAATGTCCCTCTTGGGCGTTCCACGCTTTCCAACAGCGTCGAACGCGCGTCGGACATCGCCTCGATGTACTGA